AACAGCTTCCGACTTGTCGGAGACATTCTAGCTCGATATGTTTACTGGGTAAAAGGCGAGAACGACAAGAATATTCCTCTTGAGTGTCTCTCTTTTGACCGAAACAAAGAAACTTTTAACAACATGGAGAAAGATTGGGTACGAGAGTACTATCCTGATCTTAAGTGTGGCTGGAGCTATGCTACTCAGTGCCTTGACAACGGTCAAGTTAAAGTTGTGAATCTCAAGAAAAAGCTTTGGGAGCAAATTATTACTGCTGCTGAAGATTTGGGAGACCCCACCGATATAGAAACTGGTTGGGATGTACAATTTAAGCGAGTTAAAACTGGGCCTCTACCTTATAACGTAGAGTACCAATTACAGGCACTAAAGTGCAAAACTCGTGCTCTAGATGATGGAGAACTCTCAGCTATAGAAGGGCTTAAGTCTATGGATGAAGTTATGCCTCGTCCAACTCCAGATGCTCAAAAAGAGCTACTAGACCGTATTCGTGACGCGGGTTCGGAAGAAATTGACGAAACTATTGAAGAAGAGTTCAACATAAAGTGATTTTATTTACAGCGGATTGGCACATCAAACTGGGACAAAAGAATGTCCCAGTTGAGTGGGCGAAAAAAAGATATTATTCGTTCTTCGATCAGGTGCATGAACAAGTAAAGACTTGCGATATGCACATTATCGGAGGCGATCTCTTTGATCGTATTCCAAACATGGAAGAGTTAGCTTTATATTTTTCTTTTATAAGAAATGTAAAAAAGCCTACTCTTATCTTTGATGGAAACCACGAAGCTACGCGTAAAAATCGCACTTTCTTTTCTCAATTGAAACAGGCTACAAGAGATATAAACCCTCTTGTGAATGTAGTTGATATCTCGTATGTTGATGAAGATTTAGGATTTAGTGTCCTGCCATATGCGGAGTTGCATCGAAAAGGAAGTATAGAGCATTTTGATACTTCTATGCCTCTTTTTACTCATGTGCGGGGTGAAATACCTCCGCACGTAACTCCAGAAGTAGATTTGGATAGATTCGATCCATTTCCAGTAGTATTTGCAGGAGACTTACACGCACATAGTAACACTCAAAGAAATATAGTATATCCAGGAAGTCCTATGACTACTGCTTTTCACAGACAGGAAGTAGAGACTGGATATTTACTTATCAATCCAAAAGATTGGTCTTGGCAGTGGTGGCCGTTTACGCTTCCTCAACTTATAAGAAAAACAGTAACTAATCCAGAAGATATGATTCCTACAACATATCATCATACAATCTATGAGATAGAAGGAAACATACAAGAACTCGCAGCAGTAGAAAACTCAGAACTTTTAGATAAAAAAGTTGTAAGAAGAACTACAGAAGCGAGTTTAGTTCTTGATAAGGACATGACTCTTGAGGATGAGTTAGTAGAATACTTAACTTATATTTTAGAGCTTCCAGAAGATAAAATATTTGACATTTTAGGAACGTATAATGATTACGCTCAAACAACTCAGCTGGGATAACTGTTTTAGTTATGGGCCAAACAATAATCTAAGACTTGATACTGATACAGTTACACAGATTATTGGAACAAACGGTATGGGCAAATCGTCTATACCGTTAATTATTGAAGAAGCTCTTTACAACAAAAACTCAAAAGGCATAAAGAAAGCAGATATACCTAATCGTTACATGAGTAACGGTTATACAATTTGGCTACTCTTTGAAAAAGATGGAAATGAGTATTTAATTGATGTAAAGAGAAGCAGTACTATTAAAGTAAAGCTGACAAAGAATGGAGAAGATATCTCTAGTCATACAGCTACAAATACTTACAAAACTATTCAAGAAATAATAGGTATTGACTTTAAGACTTTCTCACAACTTGTATATCAAAGTACAAATGCAAGTTTACAATTTTTAACAGCAACAGACACAAATAGAAAAAAGTTTCTTATTGATTTGTTGCATCTTGATGACTACGTTCAGCTTTTTGAAGTATTTAAAGAAGCTGCACGGATTTCATCAAACAAAATGATTGAAGTAACCTCGGAAATTAGAACTGTTGAAAAGTGGTTAGAAAATAATAAATTGGAGAGTACAGATATACTACCCATGTTAAATTTAGAAATTGATACGGATAAAGAAGAGAAAGAGATCCGTTCACTCTCAATAGAACTTGAAAATATTTCCGAAAAAAATAAAAAAATTCTAAGAAATAATCAGTATATAGAAATGCTGGCTGGTATAAATCTTGATGAAATAAATAGTATAGAAGTTACTGAAAAAGTATCTTCTGATAACTTTCAGAAAGAGCTTGGACAGCTTGAAGCAGGAATGAAAGCTTCAGAAAAAATGCTACAGAAACTAGAAAAACTAGATGATGTTTGTCCTACTTGTGAGCAAAACGTTGATTCTGAGTTTAAGGAAAATCTTATCAACGAAGAAAAGAAAACTATTTCTTTTATAAAGAAGAAGGTAGATGAAAATAAAAAGAAAATTGCAGAGATTCGTAGAAATAATTCTGAATTCGATAGAAAAAATAAACTTCAAAAAGATTGGGAGGATCTTTACAGATCAATTGACAATGACTTACCAAAGAATATTTTGGATAAGCAGGAGTTGGAAAGTCGCCTGGCCAGTCTTCAAATCGAATTACAGTCTGCAAAAAAAGAAATATCTCGAATCGCAATGGAGAATGAAAAGCGTACGAGGGAAAATACACGAATAGAAATAATTCAAGCCCAGACAGATGGATTTGTAGAAAAACTAAATAAAGCATCGGAGACACTAAAAGAGGTGACAGAACTAGATGCAAACTTAGAGACTCTAAAGAAAGCATTTAGTACAAATGGACTGCTTGCATATAAAATAGAAAATCTAGTAAAAGAATTAGAAGAACTAACAAATACATATTTGGCAGAATTATCTGATGGTAGATTTACATTGGAGTTTATTGTATCAAATGATAAACTGAATGTACAGATTACAGACAATGAAAACGTAGTGGATATACTAGCACTTTCTTCTGGAGAGTTAGCAAGAGTAAATACCGCTACTTTGATTGCTATTCGTAAACTTATGAGCAGTATCTCAAAATCAAGAATAAATATATTATTTTTAGATGAAGTAATAAATGTTCTTGATGAAGCAGGAAGAGAAAAATTAGTAGAAGTATTACTTCAAGAAGATCTAAATACTTATGTAGTTTCTCATGGATGGACTCATCCATTATTACATAAGATAGAGGTAGTAAAACAAGGAAATGTAAGCGGGCTAGAATGGTAGATTCAAGAGCAAAAGGAGCTAGAGGTGAGTATCTTGTACGAGATATGTTACGAGAACACACAGGACATCAGTTTGAGAGAGTTCCTAGCTCTGGAGCCCTTGAGTATTTAAAAGGAGATTTGTATGTTCCTCATGCAAAAAACAAGTTTTGTATTGAAGTAAAAAACTATGCAGATTCTCCTCTTACAGATAAAATATTTACTGCTTCTAAAACAAACAATCTAATACAGTGGTGGACTAAATTAGTGCGACAAGCAGATAATGGGAATCAAGAGCCTTTACTCTTTTTTAAGTATAATCGCTCACCAGTATTTGTAGCCACTGAGGTTCCGCCAGAGAAAACAGAGCACTACATATTTATTAATTGGTTAGGCTGCTTTGTACTGCTTGCAGAAGAATGGTTAAATAAAGAAAAAGTGGAGTTTTTAGATGGCGTTTAATTTTAACGAAAAAATTTCGAATGAAAATTCTACATTGATAGTGGATGCTTTAAATTTAGCTTTTCGATGGAAACACCAAGGAAGAACAGACTTTCGATATGAGTATGAAAGAACTGTTGAGTCCTTAGCGACGTCTTATGGCTGTAAAAGAATACTTATTACAGCAGATTGGGGGTCTTCAAGCTATCGAAAGGGTATTAGTCCAGAATATAAACAAAACCGAAAAGATAAGATATCTAAACAAACAGAAGAAGAACAGCTACAGTTCGAGGAGTTTATAGAGGAATTCGAAGCATCCATTGAAGTGCTGAAAGAGAATCATACAATACTTAGATATAAACATGTAGAGGCTGATGATATTGCAGCACATCTTGTAAAAAACAGAGAAAAGTATGATTTAGGCACAATTTGGTTGATTTCTAGCGATAAAGATTGGGATCTTTTGATACAAGAGAATGTAAACAGATTTTCCTATGTTACTCGTAAAGAAATTACAATTGAAAACTGGGGACAGCACTATGAAGTCTCTCCCCAAGAGTACATCTCTTTGAAGTGTCTCACTGGGGATAAGGGAGACAATGTACCAGGAATACCTGGTATTGGACCAAAGAGAGCACTACAGCTTATAAAAGAATATGGGGATGCTTTTAGTATTTACGATGCTACTCCTATCCCGAGTAGTTATAAATATATACAAGCACTAAATGAAAACTCAGAACAAATACTACAAAATTATGAGTTGATGGATCTAATTACTTATTGTGATGATGCCATTGGCTCAGAAAATGTGTTGGACATAGGGAGAATACTGAATGCAGCTTAATTATAGTAGAGATAAGTATCTTTCTGAGTTTAGTATTAAAACTTTGGAAGACAGATATTTAGTCGGGGACGAAAAATCTCCCCAAGATGCGTTTGCTCGTGCAGCTATAGCATTTTCTGACAATGAAGAACATGCACAAAGATTGTATGACTATGCAAGTAAATTATGGTTCATGTTTTCTACTCCAGTTCTTTCTAATGGAGGTACAAAACGAGGGCTACCAATCAGTTGCTTTCTTAACTATGTAGATGATAGTAGAGAAGGTATAACAGATCACTATACAGAAAATGCTTTTTTATCATCTGTTGGTGGTGGCGTTGGTGGCTGTTGGAGCGGGGTCAGGAGTGTAGGCTCGAAAACGAGCAATGGCTCCGAAAGCACGGGTGTAATACCTTTTATGAAAGTCGTCGATGCTGAAATGCTTGCATTCTCGCAAGGCGTAACAAGGAGAGGAAGCTATGCAGCATATCTCGACATTTCTCATCCAGAAATTGAAGAGTTTTTGGATGTTCGTAAACCTACAGGCGGTGATATTAACCGAAAGTCTGTTAATTTGCATCATGGGGTCGTTATTTCTGACAAATTTATGACAATTATTGAGAATGCGACAAAACTTGAAGGCTTCGATGATTCGTGGGATTTGATTGATCCGCATTCTGGTAAAGTTACTAAGACTGTAAGTGCAAAGACGCTGTGGGTAAAACTTATACAAAATCGCGTGGAAACTGGCGAACCTTACATTATGTTTGGGGATACTGTGGACGAAGCAACTCCAGAGTTTCAAAAGAAACTTGGATTAAAAGTACATCAATCGAATCTCTGTTCCGAGATTACATTACCTACAGACAAAGACCGCACAGCGGTATGTTGCCTGTCAAGTGTAAATCTGGAAGAATACGATGAATGGAAGCATGATGATCAATTTATACCTGATCTGATTCGTATGCTTGACAATGTTTTAGAGTATTTTATAAACTATGCTCCAGAACAATTGTCTCGTGCAAAGTTCAGTGCAAGCCAAGAAAGAAGTCTTGGACTTGGAGCAATGGGATTTCACGCATACTTACAACGACATAATATTCCGTTTGAAAGTGCTATGGCTACAGGACGGAATAGGATGATGTTTTCACGCATTAAATCGGAGGCAGAACGTGCAACAAGACAGTTGGCTGAAGAGCGAGGCCCGTGCCCTGATGGAAAAGATTACGGTGTGCGTAACGCTCATCTTCTTGCTATTGCTCCTAACGCCAGTAGCAGTATTATCTGCGGTAATACTTCTCCTTCAATTGAGCCATATAGGGCTAACGCTTTTACTCAGAAGACTAAAACGGGGAGCAGTTTACTTAAGAATGAATATCTTGAGAATATCCTCCAAGATCTCGACCAAGACACCGACGAGGTCTGGAAAAGTATTGTTACGAATAACGGATCAGTACAACACTTGGATTTCTTGGATGATTGGACAAAAGACGTCTTTAAAACAGCGGTGGAAATCGACCAAAGATGGATC